GATACTCCTTCAACTAGAATTTTACCAGCAACAGGGACGAGTTTTTATTCATAATGGCTAGAGTACCAGCAAGTACTAGACCTCATAGAGCACCTTCACCAAAATTTTCTGGTGGAAAATATGCTTATGCAATTTCTGATAGATCAGGATTAAGATTTCCATATCAAGAAATGGTTTTTGAATGGACAGGTATGTTTGTACATACTTCTGAATGGGAACCTAAACAACCACAATTAGATTTAACTTATTTTACTGATGCACAGACTTTACAAAATGCTAGACCATCAGCTAATATATCTGCAACACAAGCAGCAAGAACTGGAGGTGGAATAGCTGGTTCATCTACTGGTGGAGTACCTAATCAAGTAACTGCTTTACCTGGTTTTGAAAATACATCTGGAAATTCTGTATATGTAGGAGTTGCAACTATTCCTACTGATTGGTATATAAACAACACAAATTTGTTACAAATTGGTCTAGGAAGTGTTACTGTTGTAACATGATAAAAGATAAAAAATTAGGAATAATGGTGGCAACACCTTGTTATGGAGGTTTACTTTCAGAAGGATATCTTCACGGTATTTTAAGTTTAACTCAAGAAGCAGCTAAACATCAATTTAAAGTTCATTTAAATACTATGGGAAATGAAAGTTTAATTACTAGAGCTAGAAATACTTTAGTAAGTCAATTTTTAGATCACTGTGAAAAAGAAGATACTCAATTTACACATTTATTATTTATTGATGCAGATATAGGATTTAAAGGCGATGCTGTTACTAGATTATTAGAACAAGATGTAGATATAGCTTGTGGAATATACTCTAGAAAATCTATTGATTGGAAAGCTATTCCAGATATAGTTAAAGAACATGGTGATGACATGTTAGAACAAAGAGCTTTAGGATATAATTTAAATTTTGCAAATCCAAAAAATATACAAGTAACTAAAGGTTTTACTGAAGTATTAGATGCTGCAACTGGTTTTATGTTAATTAAAAAAGAAGTATTTGATAAAATGAAAGAAGCATATCCTAATCTTCAATATACTAGCGATCAAATTATTAATAATAATAGATATGCTAGTAAAAATTGTTTCGCATTTTTTGACTGTATTATTGATGAAAAAAGTAATAGATATCTAAGTGAAGATTATGCTTTTTGTAGATTATGGCAAAAAATAGGCGGTAAAATACATGCTGATCTTCAAAGTCCATTAACACATTATGGAACTTATCCATTTGCAGGACATGTTTGGACTAAGTTTAAAATTGATGAGGTAATTAAAAATGGCAATGACGTACAGCAGTCTTCAAAATGATATTAAAGTTTGGGCCGAAAATACAGGAACTGATTTTACAAATCAACTAGATACTTTTATAGATAATGCTTTTGAATCTTTATCGAGAGATATTGATCCTATAGGTTTTAATGAAAATGTAACTACTACAGCTGTAGCTGGTGATAGATTTGTAAATCTTCCTACTGCTATTGAACCTATGTTATTTAATTATTTAACAGTCACCGTTGGTTCTAATGTAAGTTATTTAGAAATGAAACCTCTAGCTTTTGTTCAAGAATATTGGCCTGATATATCTTTACAAGGTCAACCTAGATATTTTGCTAATTTTGATGACGATAGAGTATATTTAGCACCTACACCAGATCAAGCTTACACTTTAAAACTAGGATATCAAGGAAAAATAAATCCACTATCTAATACTAATACTACAAATTGGTACACGGAAAATATTCCAAGTACATTATTTTATGCTAGTTTAGCTGAAGCAAATCTCTTTACAAAGAACATGGAAGACTATACTATATACAAAAATTTGTATAAAGAACAAGTAGCTGCTATTAACAACGAAGCTCGTAGAAGAAGAAGAACAGACTATAAGTTTCCTGGTAGCCCACTAGGTACAAATACATTAACTGGAGGACAATAAATATGGCAATAACACAAGCGATAGCTACTGTATTCAAACAAGACTTAATGTCGCCTGGCGGAAACCTTGCAGCACAAACTTTAAAATGTGCTTTGTTTACGAATGCAGCAACTTTAAATGCAACAACAGCTGCATATGCAGTAACAAACGAAATATCTAATGTAGGAACTAATTATACTACAGGAGGAAACACATTAACTAATGTAGCAATTTCTGTAGATGGAACTACTGCAATTTTTGATGCTGATAATGTTACATTTCCAAATGCAACTATATCTGCTCAAGCAGCATTATTGTATAATGCAAATAATAGTAACTCGGCAATTGCAGTTTTAGATTTTGGAGGAGTTAAAACTTCTACAAATGGAACTTTTGAATTACAATTTCCTACTGCTAACTCGACTGCTGGCTTAATAAGAATAGCATAAGGAGAAATTCCTTATGGCAAGCACTTGGAGTCAAGGTCAATGGAATTTTGGTACATGGAATAATGCTGGTTCTGGAGCATTAATTGCAGGAATACAATCTAATGTATCTGTAAATTCTGTTACTGTTGATGCACAAATATCTACTGGTTGGGGAAGATCAACATGGAATTCTGCTGCTTGGAATTCTGCACCATCTGCTTTTATAACAATTAATGGACAATCAATTGAAGTAGAAATTGATTTAGGTTTAGGTTGGGGTAGAGGTGGTTGGAGTTCAGATGCTTGGAATAGTCCGGGAGGTTATATATTAACTGGAACTGGTACTTTATTTCCTATTACTGGTCAACAATTAAATTCTTCTATTAATTCTGTTTCAAATGTAATTGGTAATTCTTCAACAGTTATAACAGGACAATTAGCAAATGCAAATGTAGGGTCAAGTACAGTTATTGCAAATTCTTCAACAGTTATAACAGGACAATTAGCAAATACATTTATAGGAACTTATTCGATTGCTGCAGGTGGAGCTATTACTATTGTAGTTCCTGAATTTAATTTAACTGCTAACTTAGGAACTATTACAACTGGAACGGCCAATACTATGGATATAGTTGGTCAAGGAATAATTATAAATTCTGGTACTGTTTCAACTTCAACTGGAAATACTCTTTCTATTGTAGGAATAAATGCTAATGCTAATGTTAGTTCAGTAACAATAAGTAGTGCACATTTTTTACCTATGACTGGTCAAGAAATGTCTACAGCTCTAGCTTCTATTATACCTAATTCTAATAATTTTCTTAGTATGACTGGAATTCAAGCTAATGTAACACCTGTAGATTTAAGATTTTGGGAAGATATTTCTGATGGAAATACTGAAATTTGGACTAATATTTAGTGTACAAATCATGACAAATATATATTATTTACAAAATAAAATTAATAAGGTATAAATAATTATGAGTTCAACTTTTACATCCAGATTAAAATTAGAACGTCAAGCTTCAGGAGCAAACTCAGGTAATTGGGGTAATCTTGTAAATTTCGTTCTTAACAGAATTGATTCATCAGTTAGAGGTTATGTTGCAGTAAATGTTGCTGGAACTGCTAATGTTACTTTAGTATCAAATAATTCAACAAGTAATACTGATGATAGTACTACAGATGATCAAGTTCATAATAAAGTTATAGAATTTACTGGTGCTTTAGGTGCTAACATTAATGTATTTACAGATGCAGCTGAAGGTGAATATGTATTATTTAATAATACAACAGGTGCTTATTCTTTAACTTTTGGAAACACAGGACATGCTGCTAATGGTGTAGCTGTTACTCAAGGAACTAAATCAATTGTATATACAGACGGTTCTACTATTTATGATGTAGGATCTGATCTAGGTGCTGTCGGAGTTGATTCTTTAACTTCAACAGGTAATGTAAATTTAACTGCTGCTAGTTCTTTAGTATTACAAGATACTACTGGCGGACAATTTGCTGCATTAAAAGCAGCAGGCACTACTACAAGTTATACTTTAACTTTACCTCCTGCAACAGGTTCTGCAGATCAAATTATTAAAACTGATGGTTCAGGAAATTTAAGTTTTGCTGATATGAGTGGTGGTTCAGTAAGTTGGAATACAACTCCAGTTACAGCAAATGCAACAATTACAGCTGGCACAGGAGTTTTTGCAAATACTACAGGTGGAGCATTTGTTTTAACTTTACCAGCATCACCTAGCGCAGGTGATTTTGCTGCTATAAAAGATTATGCTTCTACTTTTGCTTCAAACAATATTACTGTAAATAGAAATGGATCTAAAATAGATGGTTTTACAAATAATGTAGCTCTTAATGTAACAGGACAATCTGTTGCATTTATTTATGTAGATTCAACACAAGGATGGAAAGCAGTTAACGATGATTCTTCAAGTTTTGCTCCAGAATATATTACAGCAACAGGCGGATCAATATCAAATTCAGGTGATTTTAGAATTCATACATTTACAAGTCCTGGAACTTTTGAAGTTACAAAAAAAGGAAATTCACTTGGTAATGATAAACTTGGTTATGTAATTGTAGCCGGTGGCGGCGGTGGTTCATCAACTAACTCGACTGACGATGGAGCAGGCGGTGGAGCAGGCGGATACAGAGAAGCAAAAGATGCTTGTGATCCTTACACTGCATCTCCTCTAGCAGCTTCTGCAATAACTTTATGTAATACAGGAAGTTATGGTATAGTAGTAGGTAATGGCGGTGCAGGTGGTCCGGGAACATCTGGTGTTTCTGGTACAACAGGATCGTGTTCATCATTTAATAGTATTATTGGTGCTGGCGGTGGTGCGGCAAGAGCATCTAGTAGTGCAGCACCACCTAGTGTAGCTAACGGTGGATCTGGTGGTGGATCTGGTGGTGGAGCAGGTGTACCTGGAAAACCAGGTGGCACAGGAAATACTCCCTCAACAACTCCACCTCAAGGACAAAACGGAGGAAACGGAGCTTCAAGTCCTCCCGATGGAAGTGCTGGTGGTGGCGGCGGAGCTGGTTCAGCAGGCGGTAATGCTGGCGGATCAAGTGCCAATGGCGGATCTGGTGCAACAAGTTCAATTAATGCAAGTCCAGTAGCAAGAGCTGGAGGCGGTGGTGCAGCAACAGCATCTGGTCAAGATGGTGGTGGGCCTTCTGGTACATCAGGAACAGCAAACACTGGTGGTGGCGGTGGTGGAAACCAACAAGGCGGTGCCGCTGGAGATGGCGGAACTGGACTGGTAATAATAAGGTATAAATTTCAAAATTAATATGGAGATTAAATAAATACTATGGCTAGTTTTGCAAAAATAGGAATGAATGGAAAAGTTATTCAAGTTTTAACATTCTCAGATAATGATATGTTAGATGCTAATAACCAACCTGATGAAAAAGTTGGTCAACAATATTTAGAAAAGCATCATAATTGGCCAGCAGAAATGTGGATTCAAACTTCATATAACACTTTTGAAAATGAACATAAGTTAGGTGGAACACCATTTAGAGGAAACTTTGCAGGTATAGGTTTTACTTGGGATGANGAAAATAAAATATTTTGGAGACCTAAACCTCATGCATCTTGGGTAAAAGATATTGCAAACGCAAAATGGAAAGCACCAATTGGTGATGCCCCCTCTATAACAGCTGAGCAACAAGCACAAAATGAAGCAGAAACTCATTTCTGGTATTACGAGTGGAATGAAGACAATGGAAATTGGGAGTTGTCAAATAGTATAAGATAATACATATTTATGGTGGTGCATGAATAAAAAAATTTTATCAGAACAATCTTTATATTACGGCGATGTTTTAATGCCAAAAGGCTTTGAAATAGATCATAAGCAATTATTAGAAGACGTTTTAAAATCACATATTACAAATAAAAAATTAATTTATTCAAGTAATTTTAATAATTTAGAAACTTATTTTAGAGAACACATTAAATGTGATTACCAAATACATTTAGTTCCGAAAAAACGTTGGGGAAATATATATAAACCAAAAGAATTATCAGAACCTTTATTAAATATTGAAAAGATGGATCTAGCCAATTCAGCAGATTTTACTTTATTATACGGAGTTGAAACAAATGAATGTTCTGTAAAAATTTATTATGACGATAATAGAAGAAAACAAAATACTTGGACAATAAAATTAGATAAGGGAATGTTTATTATGTTTCCATCCTCAAATACATATGTTATTAAAAATAATCAAAACGAAAGTTTGAATAATATTATAACAATAACTTATGAACACATGTAACTATTATTATTGGAATAATGTTCTTTCAAAACAAGAAATAAAAAATATTAATTTTTTATTAGATAAACACAAAAAAGAAAAAGAACCAATATTTGCAAAAGCAAAAGAGTCAAAAAAAACATCAACAGTTTACCCTATTAAAATTAAGTTTTTAAAAGAAAAATTAAATAAAATTTTTTATAATATTACTTTAGTTAATCAAGATCGTTATGGTTATGACTTGTATAATTTTAATGATAATGATAAATTAAATTATAACATATATGAAAAAGGTGAAGAATACGAATGGCATACAGACGGAGAAACTTTTAAAGCTTCAGATATTAAATTAACCATTTTAGTAAATATATCAGAAAGTCCTTTTTTAGGAGGTGAATTTAATTTATTAAACTCAAAAGATGTAAATTTAGTTCCAGAATTAAATAATCCAGGTTCTATGATAGTTTTTAATTCATTTATTTTACACAAAGTAGATCCTATAATAAAAGGCACAAGAAAAACTTTAACTTTTTTTGCCAAAGGACCTGCATTCAAATGAACTTAGATAATTATTATTGGTATTTTAAATCTGCAATACCTGTAAGAATATGTGATAATATAATTAAATATGCTTCATCCAAATCTGAAACCATAGCTAGAACAGGAGGTTTTGGCGATAAAAAATTAAATAAAGAAGAAATATTAAATATGCAAAGAAAAAGAAAATCTGATTTAGTTTGGTTAGATGATACTTGGATTTATAGAGAACTACATCCTTACATACACCAAGCAAATAAAAATGCGGGTTGGAACTTTAATTGGGATATTTCTGAACAAATACAATTTACAAAATATAAATTAAATCAATATTATGATTGGCATTGTGATAGTTGGGATAAACCTTATGAAAAAAAAGGATTTCAAAATGGAAAGATTAGAAAACTATCTATGACTTGTCAATTAACTGATGGGTCAGAATATCAAGGTGGAGAACTAGAATTTGATTTTAGAAATTACGATCCTCATATGCGAGATGAATCAAAACATAAAATACAATGTAAAGAGATATTACCAAAAGGATCTATTATTGTATTTCCTAGTTTTGTTTGGCATAGAGTTAAACCAGTAACACAAGGAGTAAGATATTCTTTAGTAATGTGGAATTTAGGATATCCATATAAATAAAATGTATATAAATAATTATTTTAGCACAACTGTTTGGTCTGAACAAAATCTAGAATTTATAAAATCTTTAAATAAAGCTTCAAACAAATACATTAAAGAAGCTAAAAAAAGAAGTAAAGATCATATAAAAAAATATGGAGATTTTGGTATATCATATCATTCAACACCACTTACAGCTGATAATGATTTTTTAGATTTTAAAAATTATGTTGGACAAAAATCTTGGGAGTATTTAGATCATCAAGGTTATGACATGACACAGTATAAAACTTTATTTAGTGAAATGTGGGTTCAAGAATTTGCTAAAAATGGTGGTGGTCATCATTCAGCACACGTACATTGGAATCAACACGTATCAGGTTTTTACTTTTTAAAAGCAAGTGAAGAAACTTCTTATCCAGTATTTCACGAACCAAAAACTGGTGCAAGAAGTACAAAATTAAAAATGAAAACAGATATTAAAGGTATAAAAAATGGAACAGAAATTATTCATTATAAAGTTAAACCAGGCACACTAATTATATTTCCAGGATACTTAGAACATGAATTTGCAGTAGATTTTGGTAGAGAGCCTTTTAGATTTATACATTGGAATATTCAAGCTATACCTAATGAAATGGCTAAAGATGTTTAAAAATAAAAAATATACAATTATTCGTCAAGCTATATCAAAAGACTTAGCTAGTTTTATTGCTAATTATTTTTTAATGCAAAAACAAGTTTATGATACATGTAAACAAGCTAGATACTTTTCACCTTTCGAAAGTATATTAGGATATTATGAAGAACCAAATGGTCAAATACCAAACACATATTCTCAATATGCAAACATGGCTATGGAAACTTTATTATTAAAATGTCATTCTAAAATGGAAAAAGTAACAGAACTTAAACTATATCCATCTTACAGTTATGCAAGAATATATAAAAAAGGTGATCAATTAAAAAGACATAAAGATAGATTTAGTTGTGAAATATCTACTACTATGAATCTTGGTGGTGATGATTGGCCTATATATTTAGAGCCATCTGGAGATAGAGGTAAAAAAGGAATTAAAGTAGATTTAAAACAAGGTGATATGTTAGTTTATTCTGGTTGTGAACTTGAACATTGGCGAAATAAATTTAAAGGAAAAGAATGTATTCAAGTCTTTTTGCATTATAATAATAGTAAAACACCTGGTGCTAAAAATAATATGTTCGATAAAAGACCTCATTTAGGTCTTCCTAATTGGTTTAAAAAATAGTATATAAACAATGGAGGCAGTGGAATATCACCACCTTTTTGCTGTCTCCTTTATAATTTATGTTATATAATATAAATTATGCCTTTAACTCAATTAAACTTTCAACCTGGGATAGATACCGAAAACACTCAAACAGGTGCCGAAGGTAGATGGACTGATGGAGATAAAATTAGATTTCGTAAAGGACTTCCTCAAAAAATAGGAGGTTGGACTAAATTTAGTACAGCTTATTATGTTGGTGTAGGCAGAGCTTTAGAACAATGGTTTGCTTTAGATGGAGCTAGATATGAAGCTCTAGGAACAGATAGAAAAATTTATGTTTATGCTTCAGGAAATAATCAAGATATAACTCCTATAAGAACTACAAATAATTTAGTTAATGCTTTTACTACTACAACTTCATCAGCTAATGTAACTATTACCGATACTACTCATGGAGCAGGAGTTGGAGATTTTGTAACTATTAGTAGTACAAGTACCGCTGTTGGTGGAATTCCAGCTGCAACATTAGATGCAGAATATGAAATATTAGAAGTAACAAATGTTGATGCTTATATAATTCAAAGTAGTGCAACAGCAGCTTCTAATGCTGGTCCTACTGGTAATTGTACAGCTACTTATCAATTAAATATTGGTCCTGCTGTACAAACTTTTGGTTTTGGTTGGGGAGCTGGAACTTGGAATGCAAGTACTTGGAATACTCCTAGATCATCATCTAATGTAGTTCTTGATTCTCGGTTATGGTCTATAAATAATTGGGGACAAGATTTAATTATTACTGCAAAAGATGGATCAACTTATGAATGGTTAGAATCAGGTGGTATGTCTAGTAACAGAGCTACAGAAGTTGCTAATGCTCCTACTAATTCTACTTTATCAATGGTATCTACAGAAACTAGACACGTTGTATGTATGGGAACAGAAACTACTATTGGTTCTCCGAATACACAAGATAAAATGTTTATTCGTTGGTCAGATCAAGAAAATTATAATCAATGGACACCTAATGTAACTAATTCTGCTGGATCTCAAAGAATAGCAGGAGGAAGTGAAATAAGATGTGCTCGTCCTGCTAAAGGAACTGTGCTAGTATGGACAGATACAACAATGCAATCAATGTCTTTTATTGGTCCACCTTTTATATTTGGATTTAGACAATTAGGTAATGACTGTGGAGCTGTAGGTCTTAACTCAGCAATAGTAATAGACGATGTAGCTTATTGGATGTCTGATGGACAGTTCTTTAGATATGCTGGATCAGTTCAAGAAATACCTTGTTCTATATTAAATCACGTATTTGATGATATTAATAAAACTCAATACTCTCAAGTTTATGCAGGACAAAATTCTAATTTTTCTGAAGTAATATGGTATTATTGTTCTAGCAATTCAGAGGAATGTGACCGTTATGCTATTTATAATTATTTAGAAAATTCATGGTATTATGGAACTATGAATAGAAGCACATATCAAGATAATGGAGTTGAATTAAATCCTTTAGCTACAGAGTATTTTCCTAATTCTAATATTAGTACAATTACAACTATTAATGGTGTGACACAAGGAAGAAGTATTATATATGCTCATGAATCAGGTGTAGATGCTGATGGTGCGGCTTTATCAGCTTATATTCAATCAGGCGATGGAGATATAGCTGATGGCGAAACAT